TAATAGAGTCTTCCGTCAATATACCAGTTACGGAAAATCTCATGTGCCTTCTTGTCAAAGTCAAGAAGTTCACAAATATATCTAAACTCTTCTCTTACAATCTTTTTGATCTTATCACTTGCATTCAGATTCGACAGTTCAATCTGTACAGGTGAATCATTTGTATCAGCAACAATTGCTTCGTTTACAATATCTTCGATCGCACTATCACACTCTGGATAGAGTGCCATTGTCCTATATCTACGAATTAAATCAGTCTCATTTCTATAGAGACCTTCGATATCTAAATTATAACTACCAAAAAATCCACTACTGGCGAAGGCCTCAGATCCATCCTGATTGGAAGGAGGGATCGGAGAAACTACGCCAGGTGGATTCTTGTCGTTATCTTCAATTGAAAAACCAAATAATCTGGCCATTATATTTAAATACTAGACTGTCTTGTCTAGTTATTTATCATCGGATCAGGAACTCTCCAGCGTTACCGCCAGAGTTCTGATCAGACTCACCAATTGTGAAGTACTGAACGTCGAACGTTACATCAAACTCTTCGAGCTGATCACCGTTATCGTAACTCAGTTCAATTGCACCAACCTGTGTTGGGAAGATATCGAAGAACTTGTAAGTTCTCAATACCGCTGATTCACCACCACTATTAGAAGTAGAGAACCTCTCATTACCTCTACCGAGTTGAGTTACATACGCATCAGTCATGTAAGATGATGGATTAGTAACACCAGTTGCATCATCGAGCTTACTGATGGTGTTTGCCCATCTTTCGAATGCAGTTCTGAGTTGGAAGTCCTCATCATTGATGATTCTAACTGTCCATGCATCGAACGTTCTATCACCAGCTACTTTAAGTTGTCTTCCTCTAAAAGGAACTTCAAATGAGTTGGTGTTTGAAGCAGGGAGCTGAGCAGCTTTACAAAGGAACTTGAAAGTGCCATTTTCTCCTGTTTCACCACTTCCCCATGCCTCGATGATAGATGATGGGAAAGATGGAATTGAGACTTCAAATAGATTGGGGCGGGCCCCTCCGCCCGCCAGTCTCGTCTTAAATTGTGAAAGGGTTTTTGTGTCTGCCATTGGTTAATCCTCCGTAGTTATTTAATAAAATATCAAACAGTACCAACGACTTCCTGGAAGTCAACACCAGTTCTAGTAGCAACGAACGTCAAGGTGACGAAGTTGATAGACTTGGTTGGTTTCAAGAAGATGTCTGCTCTGAACTCATTGTTATCAATGACATCAGGTGTGTTGTTTGTTTCGTCACAAACTACGAGGAAGTCATAGAGACCTCTCTTCGCTTGAACGTCACGGAGGTAAGGTTCGACGATGTTCACGAAATTAGCTCTCGTGTTTGCATCATTAAGTTCGAAGAGTTGAGTGTTAGCAGCTCCTTCAAGTGACTGTTCAACTGTGAGGAACAGTCTTCTGACGTTGATTCTGTCAAACGCGGAAGCATAACCCAGTGCTGTCTTATCACCGAAGAGTACAGTACCTGCACCTCTCTGAGTAATAATTGAGTTGATTCTATCACCGTAGAGTTGATCTCTTTGGTTCTTAGTTGGGTTGAATGCCAGTTTGACAGCGTTGTTCAGAATACCTCTCTGGAGACCAGCAGGTGAGAACCAAGGATATGCCTCGATTGAAGTTCTGACACAAAGACCAGCAACGTCACCGTTAGTTGGAATATAACGGAATTGATTGTTGAATCTATCAAATGTGTACTTGTAACCCGAATCCAAGATCGCGTAGGACGAAGATGCGATTGGAGCATAGAACTGAAGGACGTTTTCTACCTGAGTATTAGAATTTGTAACGTTTACAACATTTGCTCTGTGTGGAGAAATTGTTGCGACACAATCCTTTCTATCTTCAGCGATTGAGATCAGGTAATTTGCCTTAGCTTGTGACTGACTTTCATTTTCACCAACACCAGGACCCATGATCAGGTAATCGACTTCGATTTCATCTCTGTTGGAGAAGTATCCATAACCTGTGATCAGATCACTGAGTTGAGCTTCCATACCACCGTTTGCCTGGTAGTCAACACCACCACCAAGTGAGTATGCATTGTTGCCAAGAGCAGCGAAGTGATTATTTGCTGCGGTTTGACCCCACAGACCCTGAGCATTTGTATATGGTGTGAAGCTGGTAGAGAAACCAGAAGCAACAGGGAGTGTGTTGTAATAAGTATCTTCTTTGATTGATGGGTTGTAACCAGCGAAGATGTATTGTGAATTCAGTGCCAGGTAATCTTTATAGTATGTCTTGGTAGGTGCATCTGCATCTGCCTCAGCATCAGAAGCTTTAGACAGTGAGAGGAACTTCTCAAGAATGTTACCCTGAACACCAGTTACATCACCCGTGTCGTCTACAACGACAATGTGAAGTGCGTCATTACTACCTTTTCTTTGAACAGCGTACTGAGTATCAACTGGTCTAGGAGCAATGTTCTTCCAGTACAATGTTGAATTAGACAGTCCCAGTGTCTGAAGACCATACCAGTCTCTTGCAGTACCTGCAGTAACTGTAGTAGTATGTGCGACTCCACTTGAAGGAGTGATTGTCAAAGTATCTGCTGTTTTAAAGGACGCACCGTCAAAGGACTGTTGATAAGTAACAGGAGTGACTGTGCCAGCAGTTGAAACTCGATTCAAGAATGTAACTGCAGAACCAACACCTTCACCACCACTAACTTGGTCCGCAACTGTTACTGACGTTGCACCAAAACCTGTGACCCTTTTGAGATCATTATTATTGACAAGTTGTATGAACTGAGTACCTGCGTTAACATTAGCAGTTGACAAACCTACATCACTGTTGATAAAGACTGTGGTACCAGTGGTAATACCTGCAGAAGAGGTTGTAACACCAGTTGTCTGATAATCATCAATTCTTGGGAATACTCTTTCGAGAACTCTTACTTCAATTGAACTATTTGAGTTCTGAGCATCGGTGTTAACACCAGTGATGATACCTTTCAGGTGACCAGTGAAAGTATTGACCGCACCATTACCAGGAAGGTTGATGTTCGATCTTGCAACAGAAACACCAGCACCAACTACAAGGTTTAATGAACCAGGGTTGGTCGATGCAATACTAATCTGTTGATCAGCTTTGTTATCAATGGTGCAAACCTTCAGACCGTTACCCCATCTACCAGGGTTTCTGGTTGAGTAATAGTAAGAAGTGTCTGACAGATGATTAAGTTCGTAATCATCCTTGTTCTCAATCAGTATGGTTGTACTTGCAGTGCCAACAGCAGCATTAGCGTTATTCAGGCTACCACCAGCAACTCTGACAACTTTGAGGATTCCGCCGTAAGAGAGGAATGAACTACCTGTCATCCAGTACTCGTACTGTCTATCAGTGCCGATTGGTTGTCCAAAAGTATCCAGGAACTGTTGTTGAGTCTCGATAGTGATTGCTTCATTTACAGGTCCGATTGAGAATGGACCAGCAATTGCACCAATGTTGTCAAGAACATTTTCAGCTCTTCCAACTGTAAGGTCAACCTCCCTGATTAATACTCCTGGAGATAATTGAGGAGTAGGCATTTTTTATCTCTCCTAGGGTCTCAGTTTAACTAATAATATTTAGAAATTTGACTGTTTTGAGAGGGTAAACATGACGTAAACTTACCAATCAGGATATTCCCACCGAGACTTTGGGCCCTTATCCTTCTTTCTTACTTTGACACCTTCAATAAAACACTCTTTACAGATATAAGAATATGAAGACGGAACCGCTCCTCTATCCTTTCGTGTTCTATAGAACCCATCAACTAAATTCTTGACCTCCCCACAACTCTTACACTTTCTATCGGTCAGAAAAAGATGGTTTAATTCAAGTTGTTCATCTAGATCCATTAGTAATCCCAGAGGGTCCAACCACCAGCAGTATTTCCGTATTCATCCATTGTAGGAGAGGTTGTCCATCTATCTCCTTCACTATCAACAAAACTACCTTCACTCAGACCGTCATTCAAGAAACCAAATGGAGCCATGTCCTGTTCGATTTGATTCTTCTGTTCCTCGTATAATCTCTTACGAACATCCTGGTCAGTCAGTTCTTTGAAGTAATCCTGTGCAACTAACCATGCATAGATGACAAGACACATTGCCAAGTCATCATTACATCCTTCTTCTGCTTCGAATGAATTACCTTTCGAAATGAATGTAGTTAATTCTGATATAATCTCGTAGTCATTCAACAACAATTTATTTTCTTCAATCATTGTCTTCAGGTTGAGTGATCCCACCTTTTTGACAGTCTTAGACATCTTGACACCAAGTTGTGTTTTAGTTCCAGAGAACCCTTGTCCAACAACTTGACCTGCCCTACCTCTCATTGCACACATGAGTAGATTCTGATACTCTAAGTCATACTGAAGAATTGAAGCAATCTGATCTCCGATATCATTGACCTCACATAGAATGAATGCATTGTTATATGACTTGGCAACTTCCCAGATGATGTTTGGGAACAACATTGGTTTGATCGTATTATTACGATACTTGGCTACTACCTTATGGGGGAACGTTGTAATATCAGCAACGATGAATGCAGAGTAATCTTCTCCAACACCTCTAGCAACGTCAACTGTAATTACATAATCATTTTCCTTCTTAGGTTGTTCGTGGACATCAAGTCCAGCATTTTGTGTCAGAGGATTATCGTAAACAAGAGATTTTAATTTACTGGGAGCAATCAGAGTATCGACAGATCCAAGAAACTCACATTCAAACTCAATCTTGAACTGTTGTTCGGATGTGTTCTTGATAGTCTGTTCTTTCCAGACTTCATCTCTACCTGGTACTTCAGACCAGTGAACGTCTGTCGGTACATATTCATTTGCCCCCTTCTCCGCATCATGCCACATACGGTAGAAATGATTCATACCGTGTGGGGTAGAGACGATGATTACCTTCGTTGATTTACCAGAAGTAATAGTAGGATAAACAGAGGCAAAGAACGCATCTGCAATATGGTTTGGAACGAAGGCAAATTCGTCGAGGAAGAGAATGTTAAACGACATGCCTCGGACAGCACTTGCAGACGTAGAAGCTGCCAATATCTTACTGCCATTTTCTAATTCGATGTTTCCTTTATTCCAGACCAGGATTCCTTGTTGCATCCATGTCGGGAGGTTTTCATATGCTGTAGCAAGTCTTGCAAGAAGTTCTCTAGCAGTCGTTGCCTTGTTTGCCAGGATACCTATATTAACACTATCATTGAAAATTGCATAGTGTAAAAGATAAGACACACACGTAGTAGACTTACCAGTCTGTCTTGGCATCTTACAGATATTGAATCTGTTCTCGTGGAAGTTGTTAATTAACTTTTCCTGAAAGTCATAGGTCTTGAATGGTTGAAGACCATGGTCCAGGGTTACAATCTGGACGTAATTTTGTGCAAAGTAAACTGGATCATCTTTACATTTAATATACTCTTCAATTTGTTCTTTTGTAAACTCAATTGGAGTATTCGCCTTCTTTAGAAGGGGATTACCCAAATAAACATCACTTGCCATAAAAGTTAATTAGTTCAACAGTTCCACGCCCTTAAAGATTTATTGATTCTGCTATCGGGATCGTTAGCAGTCTTTGCAGAAGTCAGTTTTTTCTTCATACCTTTCATTCTTGCACAGAATGATGCACGTCTCTTATTTCCTTTCTCCTTTGATGGTGCCTTTAGATCAGAACCAGGATTTTCTCTTTCATAAGACTTACGTCCTTTTTCGTTAAGTCCACCTGACTTACTCTTACCTTCTTTTCTCTGCCATGCTGCTGACTTCTCTTCGAG